ATAGTGCGTTCACCGAATACGTGCGCAACAACCGTCTTCCGGAGACTGTCATACGCGTAAAACAGCCAGCGCTGGCGCGATTTAGCCCCGACATAGCCCCACTGTTCGTCCATTTCCGCGCAGACGATGACGTCACTGCCCGGCTGTATGCGCGAGGTTAGCGTTTGTTTCGCTGCTCTTTGCTGCTGCCTCGCTATTTTTCGCGTTGGTTTCTGATTTTTTGGCTGCTGTCGCGGAGTTTGCCGATGCAGTTTGTGAGTCTGCTGCCGCCTGTGCGCTGTTATCCGCATTCGTCTCAGACGTTTTTGCGGCCTTCGCGGAATTTCCTGCCGCCGTTGCCGAGGAAGCTGCACTAACCCTGCGTCTGTCAGCACAGTAAAACCCGGTGTGCATCGTTTTTGATTATTCCCGCACACTCACGCAGAAGGAATTCCCCGTCGGGCTACGGTCATGGTTAATGCGGGAATACGGCGACGATACAGCGCAGCTAAAAGGGTAATAGACGGATAGACCGGTTTATTTCATTCCACAGGATTCTGAGTGTCCCCAACTTCCTCCAATAGTCTGAGCGTACACCTATATAGTTTTAATTTTCATCAATCCATTTAACTATCGTTTAATTGTTGTCACATAGGATTCTGCCGTTTTTAACAATGCAGGATAATAAGATGAAAAAAATGTTGTTTTCTGCCGCTCTGGCAATGCTTATTACAGGATGTGCTCAACAGACGTTTACTGTTGGAAACAAACCGACAGCAGTAACACCAAAGGAAACCATCACCCATCACTTCTTCGTTTCGGGAATTGGACAGGAGAAAACTGTCGATGCAGCCAAAATTTGTGGCGGCGCAGAAAATGTTGTTAAAACAGAAACCCAGCAAACATTCGTAAATGGATTGCTCGGTTTTATTACTTTAGGCATTTATACTCCGCTGGAAGCGCGTGTGTATTGCTCACAATAATTGCATGAGTTGCCCATCGATATGGGCAGCTCTATCTGCACTGCTCATTAATATACTTCTGGGTTCCTTCCAGTTGTTTTTGCATAGTGATCAGCCTCTCTCTGAGGGTGAAATAATCCCGTTCAGCGGTGTCTGCCAGTCGGGGGGAGGCTGCATTATCCACGCCGGAGGCGGTGGTGGCTTCACGCACTGACTGACAGACTGCTTTGATGTGCAACCGACGACGACCAGCGGCAACATCATCACGCAGAGCATCATTTTCAGCTTTCGCATCAGCTAACTCCTTCGTGTATTTTGCATCGAGCGCAGCAACATCACGCTGACGCATCTGCATGTCAGTAATTGCCGCGTTCGCCAGCTTCAGTTCTCTGGCATTTTTGTCGCGCTGGGCTTTGTAGGTAATGGCGTTATCACGGTAATGATTAACAGCCCATGACAGGCCGACGATGATGCAGATAACCAGAGCGGAGATAATCGCGGTTACTCTGTTCATTGCTGACCCCACAAACAGATTTCACGCTCAATCTCACGACGAGTCATGAGACCTTTCCATTGCTTACCGCCAGCATATGTCCAGCGACGTAGCTGATCACATGCGCCTTTGATATCGCCCTGGTTTATTTTGCGAAGAAGCGTCGATGTTCTGAAATTGCCAGCACCCACGTTGTAAACGAATGAGTAAAGAGCGCCGCGCATTGTTTCCGGTATATCGACTTTGATGTACGGGTTAATTTGTCTGGCGACCGTGGCAAGGTCTTTATTCAGGAGGGCTTTGCATTCTGCTTTGGTATACGTTTTACCGAGCATGATGTCTTTTCCTGTATGCCCGTGACATACAGTCCATACACCAACAATATCTTTGTATGGTATGTAGCTGACACCTTCCAGACCATCGTTACCACTTGGGCCAGTAATTAACACTGATGCTATAGCAATTGCTCCGCCACCAATAGCAGCAGCAACGGCTTTTCGTAATGATGGAGGCATTATTCACCTCTCGCAGCCTTGCGCTTATCTTCTTTAATCTTGAAATAAAGGTTTGTCAGGTACGTCAGCAGGCCAAATACCAGGCTACCCAGCACACCTATTGCTGCCCACTGTGAGGGCGTGACTTTATCGAGCAGCTGTAAAAACCAGTAACCGGCACTACCTGCTGAGGTGCCATAGGCGACACCCGTTGTTAACTTATCCATGGATTTCATAACCCCACCTCGCAGACAAAGCGGGTGTAAATTGAGGGAATACAACGTATCGCAAAAAAGCAGAAACGTAACAGACTCGGAGTCAGTGAATAACTCAGGTATTGAGTTATCAGCTAATATCGAGACTCAAAAAATGGAAAAACCAGCTCGACGGCGGGTTTAAGCTGTGTGACGAAGTAACCACTCTTAACAGCATAACCAATTTTTTACGTACGTAAACCACTGAATGATATTTATGAGAATGCTACTGAGTGTTCAAAACACCACCACAAATACATAAGAAAACCTCAACAAATAACCAACAAATAATTTCCAGTGTTATTTTTAGCCGATTTAAATTGAACCTTCAAATTATAGAGCGCTTATAAATAACAGCCGTTAATATAAATTGGCTAATAGATTTATTTTTATTCAGCCAAGAGCTATGAATAGGATTCGATAGAAAAAAGTTCAGATAAAAATAGAGATCTACTTCACAAATCAAACGAGAAACCAAAACTTACATCTTGAAATAATCACATTGATTAGATGAATATTTATCGCGCAGTGACATCATTTTTTAATAATAGTTCAAAAAAAAGGGCTCACGATGAAAAAATTAACAGTGGCAATTTCTGCTGTAGCTGCATCAGTACTGATGGCGATGTCTGCTCAGGCAGCTGAAATTTATAATAAAGACAGTAACAAGCTGGATCTGTACGGGAAAGTTAATGCCAAGCACTACTTCTCCTCTAATGATGCAGATGATGGTGATACTACTTATGCCCGTCTTGGCTTCAAAGGTGAAACCCAAATCAACGATCAACTGACTGGTTTCGGTCAGTGGGAATATGAATTCAAAGGCAACCGCGCTGAATCTCAAGGTTCCTCCAAAGACAAAACCCGTCTTGCATTTGCAGGCCTGAAATTCGGTGACTACGGCTCAATCGATTACGGCCGTAACTACGGTGTAGCATACGACATCGGTGCGTGGACTGACGTTCTGCCAGAATTCGGTGGCGATACCTGGACCCAAACAGATGTGTTCATGACTGGTCGCACCACTGGTGTTGCAACCTATCGTAACAACGACTTCTTTGGTCTGGTTGATGGTCTGAACTTTGCTGCTCAGTACCAAGGCAAAAACGATCGTAGCGATTTCGATAACTACACTGAAGGTAACGGTGATGGCTTCGGTTTCTCTGCTACCTATGAATACGAAGGATTCGGTATCGGTGCAACTTATGCGAAATCTGATCGTACCGACACTCAAGTTAATGCAGGGAAAGTTCTTCCTGAAGTATTTGCTTCCGGTAAAAATGCAGAAGTTTGGGCCGCAGGTCTGAAATATGACGCTAACAACATTTACCTGGCCACTACCTATTCTGAAACCCAGAATATGACTGTATTTGCTGATCACTTCGTTGCTAATAAAGCCCAAAACTTCGAAGCTGTTGCACAATATCAGTTCGATTTCGGTCTGCGTCCGTCCGTTGCTTACCTGCAATCTAAAGGTAAAGATCTTGGAGTATGGGGCGATCAGGACTTAGTCAAATATGTTGATGTAGGTGCAACCTATTACTTCAACAAAAATATGTCTACTTTCGTTGATTACAAAATCAACCTGCTTGACAAAAATGACTTCACTAAAGCACTCGGTGTAAGCACTGATGACATCGTTGCTGTAGGTCTGGTTTACCAGTTCTAATCTGATTACGAAAAAGATATGTTGCGGGAGGCGTTGCCTCCCCAACATATAAGTGGCTCCCTCAAGCCACTTCCTTTAGAAGCACAACCTTGCTTCTAACTATATAAACCTTCTGTTATATATTACCCTTTATTTTTGGGGGCGTCTCAACGCCCCATTTTTAATAATTTTTAGTAAACAATTGGCATATTAATTAGAGTTATTAACAACGATATCCATCTCTAACCGGATATCTAATGCCATTAACATCCCTTCAATTATGCCCTCAGCCTTCTGTAACCTTTTCCCGATATAACCATCAGAGCAGCAATGCTTACCTGCCAGTGACATGAATGTCATACCGACTACATAATAATCTACTAATAAATCGTGCAAATCGCTGTTGTTCTTTTTCAGACGGGCCATGCACCCGCAAATGATCATCGCGTCATCGTCACAACATTGCGGGCGAGATTTTACTTTTGAAGGAATTAATCCCTTAAAACCGGCGGCAATGGACGACCAGGTCACATCTTCATGATTATTAGCCGCCCACGCTCCCCAACGCTCAAGAACCATCTGAATATCACGCATCAACTTACTCCACAAAAATCAGACCAGAACGCCAATCACAAGCAAAAATCAACAAAACAGTATTAGTTGATTGTTATCTCTGACTTCATACTCCTGCTCCTGTCAGGGTTTTGGCGTAATTCTTCAGTATTCGGTAATCGGTCAAAACAGAACCGGGGAAACGATATAAGCGCAGATGCCCCCAGCGGTGGCGAAGAAGTTCTGCCATATAAAACTCAAACATCATTCATTCCCCATTTCGGTGATGGTCAGTTCCAGCCTCCCACCTTTGGTAACGGGCATCTTCACAACGCGGTAATCAACGACCTGAGCATCATCCAGCCAGAAACCTGCTTTAGTGAGTGCGTCAAAAGCGGCTTTTTGCAGATTATCCAGGTCACGGCGACGGCGATCCGGCATGTGGCACTCAATGCGGATTTTCACAGGCATAGCCAGGCCGATATCCAGCATTGCGTTTTTAATGATTCGGGCGACGTTATCGCGGTATGCCTGCCCCTCTGCGCTGATGTGCGTGCGCCCGCGATTATGGCGGTAATAGCGATTATTGCTCGGAGGCCAGGGTAATGTGATGCTGTAGGTATTCACGCCTTAATAACCCCCTCTTTCAGCCAGATAACCTGTGTTCTCGCCATACCTTCCAGCGCACATTCTTTTGCATATGCAGCATCGACAAAATGTGTGCGGCGGTCGATTTCGTCGTGGCAGGCAGAACATGCAATGGTGGCAATCAGGTCTGGCGGTTTGATACCGGTACCGCACAATCCAGCCAGCCGGATATGTGCCAGTACAGACGTTTCAGGGTTGCCATTACATACGCCAGGGATTCTTACCTGGCATTCCCGACCACGCGCTGCTTTTCTCAAATCAGCCATGACTCCTCCTTGCTGCCAGTCGCAACCATTTTTTATCAACCAAGCTGGCGGTATATCCGAGCAGTGTTGGTATTTCGGAAGGCTTCAGCTCAGGTTTACGCTTACGACGATTTGGTACTCTGTAAATGTGCCCGTTCATGACACGAATAAGCGGTGTAGCCATTACGCCTCCTGCTTGTCGCGCAGCAGCTGGAACTCGCAGCTCTGCGGAATAGTCAGGTGGCAGCCAATATTCATCGCCCAGGCTTCAACCTTACACAGGAAGACATACATCTCTCCGGTATCAAGATCGGAGGTATGGCGTAACGACTGGATAGTAGTGATTTCGCCGGTTACGACATCAACCAAGTCCTTGGTTTCATAACCGAGGTATGTGTGTTTGAGTGCATCTTTTACCCATACTGCAGTAGCGAACGTTTTCCCCCTGCTGATGAGGTACTCGCTGATTTCGCTGTACCACATGTGGCTGAGTGCATTCTGGGAAAGACTGCGTCTCTCGCGCCACGGTTTAAGCACCATGCGAAAGCATTTTCCGTCCTCCAGATAAGGCTGGATCTGCTGACCGATAGTGGTGAAGTTACCGCGATGTAATTTGATGCCGTCTTGTGGGAGGTTCACGCTTCACCTCCGCAGAGGTCAAACGTTGGATGCAAAGAATCGCAGGTGCATTTCTGCATCTGTGAAGGGAGAAGAGAGTTTAGATTGTATGTGCGCATAAACGTCCCCGTTTAGCGCAGAAGTCACCGGAGGTGTTCAGGCTCCGATGCGATAATTATGACGATCTGATTTTGGAAAATCAAATTTAAGTAACCGCCAACCTATAATTTTCAATCAAGATTTCATTTATTAGCTCACTCATATAAAAATACATTACAACGTTTTTATCTCTTAATTTATGAAGGCAACCTCGAAAAACAAATCACCCAAACACTTTAAAACAATTAAACCCGTTTAAAATTACAATTACATTTAGAAAGCAAACTTTCAAAAGATGTGATGATACAATTGCATAAAACAAATACTTGGGGTAAAATATAAAAATAACACTCCCAGCTTAACGCTAGGTGGCGGTAGCGTGTATTTTTCAAATACGCCTATCACCCCATTATGTTTTTTCATATTTAAGAGATTGGTTATATAATGGAACTAATATACACTTATATCCACAATTATAAAGGTTTAAATAAGCTGTCCCTCCCCACCTCAAGTAAATTTACCTTTAGCCATAAAGGTAACGTCCTTACAATTGCTAAGAAAGATTTAAGTCGTGACTATTATAGCAATATTCCCTGTACATTAATTTTAGGGAAAAATGGTGTTGGAAAGTCATCAATTTTAGATTTCATTAGTAGCTTTATTTACGATTTTGAAGGTAGCGGTTATAGCATCTGGAATGAAAATGATAAACTTATAATTATCACAAGCAATTGCAAACCTCCTGTAATATTATCCAAAATGCAAACGGAACTGATTGATAATAATGAACATTTTTTAGAAGAAACAAAATCAATCTAATAAAGATAAATAACACAATCGACCTCAAAAGTATGTTAGTTGGACAAAAAAAGAAAAAAAACGATTCGATTTCTAAAGATTTATCACTGTCATATTTTTTGCAAGGCAGTAAAACACGCAATAAGAAATTACTCAAGCAATTAATTTCATTTTCAGACCACAGTTCATGGGCTAAAGACAATTTATCAAGACTTAATACTAAATTTCAATTTGAAATAGAAAACTCACCAGTATATAAAATAAATTCTATTATAAAAAACAATGATATTGGTGACAAAGGACTTTTTGGAGCTATTGAATACTTTTTTGATACGTTGAATGATAGAATTAAAAACAATAAACTCCCTAGATATATTGAACGTGATTTAGATTCTTTAGGTATTTCACTTGTGGATATACTCAATCATGGGATAGATTACGATGAAGATTTTATTATTAGCATTATTTTTAACAAAGAAAGATCATTAAATTTCCTCGCAACCTTTTCATATCACAAAATAATTTACTTGATGCTTTTGCCTGCAATAACATGGCATTTACTCAAGACATCAAAAATCCCTAAAGACATATGTGAGACTGTTTATTTATTTTGCTTGTGTCGCGCGTATCTTGAAGAAAAAGATCCAGCAAAAACTATATTAGAGACTTTAGATGAATTTAACGTTAATGTTAAATTTCAGTCAAAAATAGAAATGTTATCTGAACATATCTCCGACATTATAGGTAATATAGCTGATATATTAGAAAACACAGCAAGAGACCCAGTTGATAGTTTATCTTTCACAGTTGAAGAACCAAAGCAGATTATGGAGTTAATAAGATTAGTTGATAGGTTACCAAATGGCGTATCATCGCGATTTAAGTATGGTTGGGATTCACTTAGTTCAGGAGAGTTTGCAAAATTAAACCTTTTCAATCAACTTTATGATTCTATAGAACATAGCAACAGCAAAAATATTATAATATTATTAGATGAGTGTGATTTATATCTACACCCTGAATGGCAACGAGTTATTTTTTCAGAAATTATAGATTTAACATTAAGATATAAACAAAGTAAAAATATTCAATTAGTATTTACAACTCACTCCCCTATACTCGCAAGTGATTTTTTGCCATCAGATATAATATATCTTGAAAGAGATCATAATCAAGGAACCTATACTAAGAAAGTAGAGTTTGGTTTCGGAGCAACCATATCAGAATTATATATAAATGGTTTTTTTATTGATGCTACAATAGGACAGCACGCACATAATTATCTAAACTCAATAATAAAAAACTCAGATGACGGTAATTTAAATAAACATCAAAAAACCATACTATCACAAATTAAAAATAAACTTCTCATAAATCTTATTGATCTGAAGTTAAACAAAAACAATGATAAAACAGATTCTTTTGAGAAATGAGTAAAAAAATGATAAAAATAAACAAAGACTTCAATGTTGATGTAAAAATATCCTTTTCTAAAATAGTAAGCAAAGTTAATAAACGCGTGAAGCAGAGGAAGTTACTGAACATTACTCCCGATGAAGTAGAGTTTCTAAATACAATCAACAAAAAAACTATCAGAAAATTAGTTTTTTCAAAACCCAAACGATTAAAAAATATAATCATCAAAATATACAACAAACACCCAATTGTGTGTGAGTACTATTCTCCTGATTATTTTTTAAGGCACTTAAATTTACAACCATTAACAAACCTACAATTACCTTTAAAAACAAAAGAAAACAAAAAAATAGTTTATAATGAACTAGCACATGCCATCAAAATAATCACATCTTTCTCTCAAACTACACAAAGCCTAATACTTGAGGATATATTAAATACACATTTCTCACCACAAAAATTATCTAGTTTAAGAGATAAGATTCTTAATCTTATAAGTATCAAGAATGGTGGTCCTAAAGGAAAATACCATTAAGTTATTTCCATCATGGGTTAAAAATATTTCTGAAATATTTAAATACTCACTTATTGATAGAGAAACAGCGTATCAATTGAACAGTTTTTTAGACATTAGCATATGCCCATATTGCAACAGTGAAGAAATTGAACAAGTAGAAGACCATACAGGTACTAGCTACAGGCCAGCATTTGATCATTTCATACCTAAGTACAAATATCCGTTGATCTCCTTTAGTTTATTTAACTTAATTCCTAGCTGCACTAAATGCAATAGTACTTATAAAAAATCACTCGATCCGATCATGAGCCCATTTTCAAATCCTTTTCTTGAAGGTGTAAATGACACTCAGCTTTTTGATTTTAATTATGACATTGATTATATATATAGAGATGGCCAAATTGATGATGATCACATTCAAATTATACTAAAAAAACAAAAAAACAACATCGATGAAAACATGGCTAAACTTAGCATAGAGAATAGATATAATTCACGCATTAGAAAGAAAGCAGTTAGATTAATTGCAAAGAGAGCATTTGATCTAAAAGCTTATGAAGAAAATTTCATTATAGAACCAACTCTTTTCGCTACTTTCGGTTACGAGACTAACATTGAGCCGCTAAAGCATATGCATAAAAAACTTACTCAAGATGCAATATTAGTATTCTGCAACAAACAAGTACCGTTAATTGAATAAGTAAAATGAAAGGATATCGAGCTATATAATGTAGTATGTCGAAAAATCAAACAGAAAAAAATCGAATAGTTACACTGTGCTCGGTGCTGTCTTCATGCTCCGTTCCTCTCGTAGGCTAGTAAAATTCGCGTCATCACCGGGCTTGGGGGCCATCATCGAAAATCTGATTGGTGCTTTTGTGCCAAGAGATTTCCTCTTCGGTTACCAATCGGTAGTGAATCGTTCGCTAGATATTGCTGACATCGACCAGATCGCCCTGATCTTACCCAGCAATAGTGGACACGCGGCTAAGTGAGTAAACTCTCAGTCAGAGGTGACTCACATGACAAAAAC